CGCATGGTACTCACGGCTCACCCTCTGTGCCAACGTTGTGAGGCTGAGGGTCGCACGACGGCTGCTACTGAGGTGCATCACGTGCGCCCAGTCGAAGAGGGTACGACCGCGAGGGAGAAGGAGCGGCTCATGTTTGATGCACACAACCTCCGCGCCCTCTGCCACGACTGCCACGTGCTGACGCACACAGAGATAGGCCGCTCTGGCCGTAAGGCGAATGCCGAACGCAAGGCGCGGCAGGCCGAAAGCGTTAACAAACGCTTCTTTGGCGACGAGTGAAGCGCCCAAAAGTAGCCGAAAACGTACCGAAACGACCGAAAAGCGTACAGAAAACGGCCGAAAACGTACCAAAACAGAGCAAAAGAAGCCTGCCCTCATCACCAATGGCGCTCCCATTCACATGGGGGGCATGTTTTTTTAAGGGGTGGGGGGTGGCGTTAAACCCCGCCCAAACCCTTTTTTTTGCGCGAGCATTTTTTTCGATTTATGGAACTTTGGGCAATTCAACACCCTTAAACAATAATTAATAAATGTGCGAATGTGCAAATGTGCAAATGTGCGAATGATTGAATGATGTTTTAATTACTCAGTGTGCAAAGGCGACAATTTGCACATTTGCACATTTGCACATTGACCACGCATTTGCACATTCTCACATTAACACATTGATAAAATGGCACGCACCACAAAACAATGGTATGCCCGCATCACCAAGGCACTCAAGAAGTCGGGTACTTATAACACCAGCCTCGAAATGCAGATACAATCGTTGGCAGGAGCTATGCGCACGCTCGAACTCGCCACTGATGAAATTGACAGCCTCGACACCACCGTCGTGTGGGAGGAGACACGCTACGGCCGCAAGATGATGCCGCACCCCGTGTTTAAAATTCAGCGCGACGCACAAGCCTCCGTCACGCGACAGATGAAGCAGTTACAACTCACCACTGAGGAGTTGACCACCGACCAGAGTTCCGACCCATTGATAGACCTAACCCAAAAGCTCATTAACGAACAGTAGTCAATGTGCAAATGTGCAAATGTGCAAATGTGCGAATGGTCGCCTTTGTACGCTGAGTAATTAAAACATCATTCAATCATTCGCACATTTGCACATTTGCACATTTGCACATTGATTAAGCATTACCACATTATCACATTAGCACATTATCAGAATGACCGAAGAAGAAGCCCACCGCTACCGAGAGGAGAAGCAGCGCGTATCGCGTTCGCTCACTGCTAAATCGTTGGAGTCGTACCACCTTGAGGCGGTCGACCCTCGGCTCTACGTGTACGTATCAATGGTGCGCGACAGCCCCACCGAGCATAACCTTTGGGAGCAGTTGGCCGTTGAGCGTTTCCTGCGTATGGTGAAGCGTTATGGGCTTGACGCTCGCAAGGTGCGCCGCTTCTACCTCTTCTACGAGTCGCTCTACTTTCCTGGCAAGGAAGGCATGCAGCACTACAAGTTGACGCCCGTGCAGTGCTTCCAGTTCGCGGCCGTTTATGGATTTTGGGAAAAGGGGCGTCGCATCGTGCGTGAGGTATGTCTGTTCGTCCCCCGAAAGTTTTCGAAGACTACCTCAGGTGCTGCCTTCCCCCTTTACGATCTCTTCTTTGGCGACGCCAACGCCGAGTGCTACTTTGGCGCCAACTCTTACGACCAAGCGAAGAAAGGCTTTAACGTCTTGCGCGGCTGCGTGCGTAGGCTCGACCCGCGCGGCTTACGCTATACGGTGAATGAAGACGTGATTAAGAGCCGAAGGCAGGACCGCACGGCCTTTGCTCAGTGTCTGACAGGCAATAGCCGCACAAAGGACGGATTGAACGCATCTACCGTCTTAATCGACGAATACTCCCAAGCGCGCACAAATGAACTACTCACCGTGCTTACTACCTCTATGGGCGTGCGACAGAACCCCCTCACGGTGATCATCACCACCGCGAGCGACGTGTTTGAAGGCCCATTCTACGCCAAGTTGCAAGGCTACAAGCGTCTGCTACTGGGAGAGGTGGACGATGATAGCGTATTTGCTCACCTCTTCGAACCCGACGTTGACGACCCCGAAGACCAACCCTCAACGTGGCGCAAGGTCCACCCCCACATGGGCGTGACCGTTAGCCTCGAATTTTACGAAGCCGAATATCGTGCAGCACGTCGCGACGGTGCGGAGGCGATGTTGGCCTTTCGCACGAAGTTGCTCAACGTCTATGCCGAACAGCAGCAGCGCTCATGGATAACGGCCACCCTCGCCAACGACATCATGCGTCCCTTCACGCTCGACGCGATCAAAGGCCGTCCCGATGCAATGGTGGCTATCGACTTGAGCGAGAGTGACGACTTCTCGGCCGTGACGACTGGCTTCTACTCGCCCGAAGAGAAGTCGTTCACCTTCCACACGGCCTACTTCTTCCCCGATGAAGCCCTGGCGGGGCACCCCAACGAACGCCTTTACCGCAAGTGGGCCGCCGAGGGCCACCTCACGCTGACGCAAGGCCCTGTCATCAATTACCGCACGATCGTCGACTACGTGTTGCGTGTCAACCGCTCCGTGCGCATACTCTCTATTGGTTACGACCCTTGGAAGAGCCAAGAACTTATCAACATGTTGGCCGCATCAGGCGCACGTGACGTGTTGCGCGGAGTGAAGCAGACGTATGGCAACTTTACTGCCCCCGTCCAATCCTTTGAACATGGCTGCAAGACGGGGCATATCTTCATCAATCCTAACCCGATTAACGCCTACTGCTTTGGCAATGCCATACTCGACACTGACAACCTCGGCAACTCTAAACCCATTAAGCGCGCTCGCTATCAAAAGATTGACGGACTCATAACGATGCTCATGTGCTTGAGACTGTTTATAGATTATGAGCGGTAAGAAAAGCGTATCAATTTGTAGTCCTTTGCCGTTAATACGGATATTAGTATCTTTGCATTGTTCTAATAACGAAAAACAGGAAGAAACAATGAAAGAAGTAAAAGCAATTATCGAGCGTTCCTCAGAGGGGCGCTACAGTATTTACATGGACGACGATACGCTATCTTATCTTATAACGGCTGAGGGTGCTACGCTTGATGAAGCTAAGGACGACTTCATGACTTATTACAACGAGACAAAAGAATACTCCAAGAGCCATAACGAAGCATTTGAAGAAGTAGAGTTTGACTTCTGTTACGATATGGCCTCTTTCTTACAGCACTATGCCTATGCGTTTACGTTAGCAGGTCTTTCACGCATTACTGGCGTCAATCAAGGGCAATTATCACATTATATTAATGGGACTTCACGCCCCTCAGCACGCACTATTGAAAAGATAGAAAACGGCATAAGCAGTTTTGCGCAAACACTGTCGGGCGTTCATTTCGTACGTCCGTAACCTCCCCCCCATTCAGGTACGCTGTATTTCATATAGTTATTTGACACACCGCGCCCGCCACCTGAGGGTGCAAAACAATCAAGCGCCCCACCATGTAACAATGGTGGGGCGCTTTTACTTTAATACGAAAAATAGAAAAATGAAAAAAGTGGGATAAAAAAGATACACCGCGTTTCGCAACGGGGGGTATCATTGATTATTATGAGTTGTTTAATTAACAGTTACCTTGCAAAGATAGCAATAAAAAGCCACGCGGCAAGCGCGCGTGGCAAAATAAATGTGTCTAAAAACGTTTAATTTAATGGCATTAAAAGGTGAATTCCAAATCAGGAATGCTGCGCCCTTCTGCCTCTTCTAACTCCTTCATTTCGTTGTAACACGCATATAAGTCGGCCTTTGCTTCAGCTACCGTGTTGCCATATCCTGCAAGGCCAAAGTGCGCGAACTCTTTATCAACGTAACAAGCAAAACGGCCGTCAGTATCCTTTTCGACCGTCACTGTAACTTTCTCCTTTTTCATATTGTATTAACTGATGTTTCGGATTTAGCAAGGGCGGGCTGAAAGCCCAATGGAGCACATAGCCCAGGGCAAGCGAAGCGACACCCTGGGTTACGGATTGCCATAGTATTGACGCCCTGAAAGGGCAAAAGCATTCAATGTTGGAAATAGATATAAAGCTTTTGCCCTTACAGGGCGCGGAGACTCTACTATGCGGGAACCCAGGGTGTCGCTTCGCTTGCCCTGGGCTATGTGCTACATTGGGCTTTCAGCCCGTCCTTGCTAAATCTGGAACTTGAGTATTAATGTTTTACCGCTTTGTCTAAACCAACTGATACCTTGAGAAATCTTTCGGTGAACATTGTTTTAAACACTGCAAATATAGCAACAATGTCACATTATTCCACCCAACTCTCACTTTTTTCAAAGAAAAACGCCAAAAGGTGGTACCACCTACACACCTTTTGCGCGTAGGGTATGAACGTATTACGCAGACTATTCAAGATAAAACGCAGCAGCGAGGGTGCTAACTCATCGCCAGAGGGTAGGACTGTACGCGCGGGGGCTTTGCCGCTTTTCACCTCCGCAGCGGCTGATCCCTTGGCCGTTAGCACCGTCTATCGCTGCGTGCGTTTACTTTCAGAGAGTGTGGCCAACTTGCCCCTCCGTTATATGAAGCTAAAGGGCGGCATCTTCGTCGACGACCGCCAGTCGCGCCTCCACTACCTATTGAGCGTGCAACCCAACGAACTTTACTCCGCATTCGACTTCTGGGCGCAAGCCGTGCAGCAGATGTTGCTGACGGGTAATGCTTATATCGTGCCGCAGTACTCGCCCTCGCTTGAGGTAGATCGCCTTGTGCTTTGCCAACCTGGCACAGTGAGCCACGACACCATTAATCGCACCTACACGGTAATGGACATGACCAACCGCCTTAGCGGTACCTTCGCGGAGGAAGAAGTGATACACCTCAAAAACCTCACCATCGACGGACAACAAGGCATCAGCACCTTAGCCTTTGCGCGCCTTACTACGCAGATAGCCGCTACAGGTGATAATGAGACGCTCAACCGATTTGCCAATGGAGGCAACGTGCGCGGCATCGTAGGCAACGACACGAGCGTGCGCGGATTTGGCGACTATCAAGACGATGAACTGGCCAAGACGGCCACCGACCTCGACCAATCATTCTCAGAAGGGCGCAAGATAGTCAGCCTACCAGGGCAAGTAAAGTTCAACCAACTCTCGCTCTCCAGCACCGACATGCAATTTCTCGAAAGCCGAAAGTTTACGGTGCGTGAGCTTTGTCGCTTCTTCGGTGTTCACCCCTCATTCGTCTTTGACGACACGAGCAACAATTACAAGAGTGCCGAAATGGCCAACGTGGCTTTCCTCTCCAACACGCTCAACCCCCTACTCCGTAAGATAGAGAGCGAACTCCACCGCAAGCTCATCGAGCCTTCGCTCTGTTGTGAGCGCCGCTTCGAATTCGACCGTCGCAGCCTCTATGCGTGCGACCTCGCAAGCCGCGTGCAGTACCAGACGCAGACGATAGCAGCAGGTATCTACACCGTCAACGATTGGCGACGTGCCGAGAACATGCCGCCCGTCGAGGGAGGCGACCTCCCATTGGTCAGCGCCAACTTGAAGGGACTGAACGAAATGGGGGCTAACTCAACCACCGACAACTAACACACATTATTAATATGCTAATGTGTTAATATGCTAATGTGTTAATATGCTAATGGCTGCGCCACTCATTAACACATTAGCACATTCCCACATTAGCACATTCCCACATTAGCACATTAGCACATTAGCACATTTACGCCTTATGAATAAGCAATTACAATTCCACTCCTCAGGCACCGTCCACGTGCGCAGCCGCCAAGGCAGCGAGGGCGAGGGCGAAAGCCGCACCATTGAGGGATATGCCATTCTGTTCAACACGCCCTCTGCCCCACTGTGGGAGGACGAGGACGAAGTCGTGCGCGAACAGATTGCCCCCGAAGCCATAACGAAGGACCTACTCGACGGCTGCGACATCAAGATGACCATGAACCACGACTTTGCCACATTGCTTGCACGCAGCAAGCGCGGAGAGGGTACGCTACAGTACGACATCGACGAGCGGGGCGTCCACTTCTCCTTCGATGCGCCCAACACAGACGACGGCGACCGCGCGCTCGAACTCGTACGACGTGGCGACATCGACGGCTGCTCCTTCATGTTCTCTTGTTCGTACCGCACCCCCGACGTGACGAGCGAGACGACCAAAAACAAGGAGACGGGAAAGGCTGAAACGCTTTACACCATTCATGCTATTCGTGGCATCTACGACTTTACGCTCACGCCCATGCCCGCTTACCCCGACACGGAAGTAAACGCACGCGACCTGCGCGGATTGACTCCCGCCCCCTCAACAGACAACGCTGCCGCCCTCCGCGTCGAGGAACAAGTAAAGGCCATGCGCAGCGCGGCAAAGCTATCACTTTAAAGCATTAACCATTTAATAACAATTCATTCATTACGATTATGAACCAAAAACTTACGGTACGTCAAATCGTTGACAAATACCAAAAGAACTGCGCTCGCATCTCGGCCATTGCCGACCTCTGCGAGACGGAAAAGCGCGAACGCACTCAGGCTGAGAGCGCAGAGTACGAAGCACTCGTGCGTGACAATGAGTTGCTCCGCATGCGTATGCAAGCTGAAGCCGCTCAAGCGCAGCAGAACCCCAACATTATTGCTGACGCCAATAAATTGGTGCGTGAGAACATGGAGGCTGGCCGACAGACACAAATCGTGTTTATGCGCGACCTCATGGTAGTGAGCGACGCTACTTCGGGCGGCATCATTCCGCTCAAGATACAAGACATTCTCGACCCATTGGTAGAGGGCTTAATCCTCGACAAGGTGGGTCTCCCCATGCCTACAGGCTTGGCGGGTGATTACGTATGGCCCACTTACGAAGCCGTTGAGGCACAAATCCAAGGCGAGGGCGTTGCGCTCACCGACACGAAGGTGAAACTCTCAAAGCTCACCGCTTCACCTCAGCGCATTGGCGTAGCCATTCCTGTAACGCGTCAGACGATTATCCAGACGGAGGGCATCATCGAAACGATTGTGAAGAAAGTAATGCCTCAGTCAGTAGCCATGTTGCTGAACAAGATCTTGTTCTCTACCACCAAGGCTACCGCGGCTACTACTTTGGTAGGCCCATTCGTGGCGAAGGCTGCTAAACCGATCGCACTGAGCGCTACTCCTACCTTTGCCGACTTCAACAATATGAAGGCAAAGGTGTTGGCCTCTGGCGTTGATGGTAGCAACTTGTGTTGGGTTATGACACAAGCGCAGAAGGCCATTGCCGAAGCCACTCCTAAGGACGCGGGTTCTGGCATCATGGTATGTGAGAACGACCACATCGCGGGCCTCCCCGTCTTCTGCACTCACTACATTGGTGAAGGCTTCGTTGGTCTTGGCGACTGGCGCTACCAGCCTATGGGCATGTTTGGCGACATCTCGTTCATCATCGACCCCTATAGCCAGGCTCGCAAGGATGCCGTTGACTTCGTACTCAACGTCAACTACGGCACAACCACGCTCCGCCCCGAAGCCTTTGCACTGGGCAAAGTCGCCTCTGCGTAAACGCTCGGCGAATGTGCAAATGTGTAAATGTGCAAATGTGCAAATGATTGAATAATGTTTTAATTACTCAGTGTACAAAGGCGACCATTCGCACATTCGCACATTCTCACATTTGCACATTCTCACATTTACACATTTCCCATGACCTATCTATACAAACCCCTCGCTCGCAAAAACTTTAAGACTGGCGAGAACATGTTCTACCCCGCGCCATTACCTGCGGCCGTTACCGACTTCGAACTCTTGGCCGCTGAAATCAGCGCGAAGTGTACCCTCACGCGTGCCGACGCTATGGGTGTGCTGAAAGAACTTGAGCGTCAAATCCTCCACGCGTTGCTATCGGGTTACACCGTTCGCCTTGGCTCATTGGGGGCGTTTCGCCTTACTGCGAAGTCAGTAGGCGTTGAGATCAAAGACGATGTAAGCAGTCAACTCGTCAAGAAAGCTCGCGTACGCTACGTGCCTTCGACGTGGATTAATAATAAGCTATTACTCCAGAACGTCGACTTTAAGAATGTCTACAAAGCCAATAAGAAGAAAACCGATAAAACGCAACAAGCATGATTAAATTAGTAACACGTAGTATCAAGAACTCACGCGACCAAAAGTGGCGCTACTTCCCCGCTATCAGCTATAGCGGCACTATCACGCGCGACAAACTTTGCGAGCGCATAAGCGAGTCCACCACCTTTACCCATGCCGACGTACTCACGGCCCTTTGTGCCTTTGAGGAGGCCATTGCCGAAAAGTTACAAAGTGGCGGTATGGTAAAGCTCGGCTCACTTGGCACATTCCGCACTACATTGCGTTCAAAAGGGGGCGAGATAAGCAAAGACGACGTAAGCGCGAAGAACATTCGCTCGCTCCACGTCGCGTTTCTTCCCTCAAGCACGCTCAACAAGCAACTGCAAGAGCAAGCACAGTACGCAATGTCGTAAAAAACGCGCTCTGCGATGCGCTTCCTACCTCTCGGTGATGGGTTTCAGACTTCTCGGTGAGGGGTTTTCAACTTCTCGGTGAGGGGTAACGGAGCGCGCGGAGAGCCACGTTTGTAATGATAAGTCATGGAAATAGTAATCTTTAGAGACTAAGCACACATTCATATTATGTCAGAAGTAGCCCTATCCCTATTTAAAAAACACGTTCGCGCAGATGATTTTAGCGACGACGACGACTACCTACAGCAATGCCTTGATGCCGCTGAGGCTTCAGTGGTGCGCGCTACAAACCGCACACTCGATGAGCTAAAGCTAATGGGCGGTGGGTCACTGCCCGCCCCCTTGGTGCAAGCTATTCTGTTGGTAGGAGGCTCGGCTTACGACCACCGCGAAAACGATGCTCCGCAGCAGTACAGTGAAATCCCGTGGGGCGCTTCATCTATCATCAAACAATACAGAAGACTATGCGTGCGGGAGGAATGAGATATCACTTACAACTCTTTCGCCCCGTTCAGACTACGAACGAATACGGCGAAGAGCAAACCACTTACACCCCGACCCGAACGATTTGGGCCGAGCGCGTCAAGTGGGCGGGCAATCGGAGTGAAGAGGTGGGCGAACACTTTGCCGCTTACACCGTGACCTTCCGCATACGCGATGTACACCCCATTGGTGAGGGGTGGCGCGTGCAGCTCATGGGCGAACACCTCTACACCGTTATGGCCATTGAGCCTAACCGCAGTAAGGGAATGCTTTCGCTCCTCTGTCAGCGCGTCAACGTGTGATGAGATTAGGTGTTAGTGATTAGTGATTAGGTGTTAGGTGTTAGTGATTAGTGATTAGGGGGTTAAAAGGTCTCCTTATGCCTCGCTCCCCACAAAAACAAACTTTTTAGCCCCCTAACCCCAACCTAACCCCAACCTACCCCCAACCCCTAACACCTAATCACTAATCCCTAACACCTAATCACTAATCCCTAACACCTAATCACTAATCACTAATCCCTAACACCTAAAGTAATGAAAACAGTATTAAGCGCAGGCACTGCCGTCTACGAGGTGCTGAGCGAAAGGTTAGCTAATAAAGTAACGAAAGTATTTCCCGTCGTGACAGATGAGGCCGTGCTTCCTTACGTCTGCTATCATCGCGAGGCCCTCGAAACGGCCGTTGCCAAAAATGCCAAAAGTGCCGATACGGCCACAATCGTAGTGGACTGTTATGCTGCTACTTACAATGGCTCTGTGGCGTTGGCTGAGGCCGTACGCGAAGCGCTTGACAACGTGAGCATTACCACCTCGGCAGGGTTAACCGTCCGTTCTTCCTTCTTAGTTGATGCCGCTGAGTCGTGGACGGACGATGCTTACTTGCAGTCGCTCTCCTTTAAACTCCGTTGCTAATGGATAACGACAACGAGAAAGCGCTGCAGACCTTCCAGCGCGAATTGGCAAAGCTTTACGCCAGCCTCTCGCCTAAGGAGCAGCGCAAGGCCATTGCCGCCTCGATGAGGCGCGAGGCCAATCGCTTGAAAAAGGCCGCACAGACGAGGGTACGCACTTCGGGCCTCTCGGCCAAGACGGGGGTGGACAAGGGCGTCTACGCTCGCGTCTATCCCAAGCGCTACGGCACTGGCTTTATGGTGAGCGTTAAGCCTCACGGAGCGAAGAAGGGCATACATACCAACCGACAGGGCAAGCAGAAGCCAGTACTTCTATTTGCCGAGGAAGGTACGAAACAGCGCAACGTGGGCCGTCGCAAGGGCAGCGCGCAATATCGCCAAGGCCGCTTCGCTCAGAAGAAGTGGCGCGACTATAGCCGCTCAGGCCATAGCACAGGGCGTATGTCTCCGTATAAGTTCCTCGCCATGACCGAGCAGGCCGAAGCGGCTGGCATCGAGCAGCGCCTTTGGACTGACTTCGAGCGCAACGTCGATAAGGCGGCGAAGAAGTAAGTTTAATCAATGTGCAAATGTGCGAATGTGCAAATTGTCGCCTTTGCACGCTGAGTAATTAAGACATTATTCAATCATTTGCACATTTGCACATTCGCACATTTGCACATTGATTAAGAGCTCATTAAACTCATAACTCATTAAACTCATAACTCATTATGGAAAAAACTGGTTATATCAATGGTAGTGACCTCTTGCTCTCATTAGACAGCAAAGCCGTGGGTCACTGTTCAAGCCACAAAGTAACGTACAACTCTGAGACAAAGGAGAGAGCCGTGAAGCCTGTAGCAACCCAAGGCGCGGGCGCAGGACTTTGGAAGGACAAGAGCGTTACAGGACTTTCTATCACAATTAGTGCCGACGGCCTCCGCTTCTACGACGAGACGGAGAGCGGCTTCACCGAGATTTCTGCCTCTTGGGGCGTAGGTAAGGCCGTTGACGTGAAGTGCTTCCCACGTGGCGACGGCAAGGCAGGTACGCAAATTCCTTACCTCGAAGGAAAGTTTGTGATCACCTCTATCGAAGAGGACGCTCCAGCGCAGGACGACGCTACGTATAGCGTTAACCTCGAAAACGCGGGCATGCCTACTAAGTTCCCTGGTATGGAAGCCGCGGCTGCAGCGCAGACTAAATAAATGTGCGAATGTGCAAATGTGCAAATGTGCGAATGGTCGCCTTTGTACGCTGAGTAATTAAAGCATCATTCAATCATTCTCACATTTGCACATTCGCACATTGATTAAGCATTTGCACATTGAGTAATTAAAACATCATTCAATCATTCGCACATTTGCACATTTGCACATTAACAACCCCATGCAACTAAAACGTCTCGTAATCCACTGCACCGCCACTCCTGAGGGCCGTGAGGTGACAGCGGCCGACATACGCCACTGGCACTGCGACCCCGTGAGCAAAGGAGGTCATGGTTGGAAGCAGGTAGGATATACCGACCTCGTCCACCTCGACGGCCGCATAGAACGGCTCGTCAAGAATAATGAAGACTTGATCGTCGACCCTTGGGAGGTGACCAATGGCGCAAGCGGCTACAACTCCACCTCGCGCCACATCGTCTACGCGGGCGGCTGCGATAAGCAGATGAGGCCGAAGGACACACGCACCGCAGCACAACGCACCGCCCTTGAGGCCTACGTCAAGGACTTCCACCGCCGCTTCCCTACGGTCCAAATCGTTGGCCACAATCAATTGAACCCCAGTAAGGCTTGCCCTTCGTTCGACGTAAAGAAGTGGCTCAACGAGATTGGAGTAAACTTATAAGAAAGGAAGAATGGCGGACACTATCTTACAAATAATCCAATGGGCAATACCTTCGGGGGGCATTGGTGCCGCCATAGCATGGTTTGCCAACCGCAGCGCACGCAAGGCCGATACGGCCAAGAGCGTACACGACACGTATAAGCTCATGTATGAAGACGTTAGCCGCGAACTATTAGAAACGCAAAAGAAAGTAGATGGAAGTACAAAGAAAATGGACGCACTGGGCGAAGAGAATAAGCGCATACGCTATGCGCTCAACCGCCTTACACGTGCCATTCAAGCTATTCAGCGTTGCCCTCATAGCAGCAACTGTCCTGTTAGTGACGAGTTGTCGCTCGACGACGAAGGCAACGCGCCAAGTCGCGCAAAGTCAAGACGTACTGACTACAGACAGCGTGACACAGCACGAGCGGACGACAACCGCTCTTTGGACGCAACCGATAAGGGCTGACACTACACGCCTTGAGCTGAGGCTCGACTCCACCCTCCTCTCCTTACCAGAGGGGGCGAGCTTTACGGCCGCGAGTGGGCGCGCTCACTTGAAGGCGAGCCTAAAGCGCGACGAGAAGGGACGGCCCGCTTCTATCATCATCGAGGGCGGCTGCGATAGCCTGCAGCGGCTCTGCATATACTATCAAGCTGAGGCCGAACGACTCCAGACGGCCAACACGCAACTACAATCCACCGTCAAGACGCTTAGCACCGACCTACACACGCGCGGCCGCACGTGGGGCGTGTGGGCCGCACTGGCCATTCTGGCCGTGGCTCTCATCTTGATCATAGCCAACCGACAAATAAAGGAATAATAATAGAAATACACTCACCACTATGACACCACAAAAGAAAGGCAGCACAATAGCCACCGCACGACGCGAAATGAAGATTATGGGTTTCCCCTGTCGCCAGACAATGGGGGCATTCTTGCGCTTTAAGCGCGAAACAGGACGTGAGGCTACTGAGATGACGAACGACCTCACCGACTTGCTTACGTTCCTCTACTGCTGCACAGCATCAGCGTCAGCGGCTGACGGCATTGAGTTTAACTTCACGCTGGAGGAGTTTGCCGACCTCATCAGTCCCGACGAGCTAAACCAATGGACGGCCGCTATGCAAGCGGAGGCGGCTGAGGCTGAGGCCACGACCGAAGGCGAAAAAAAAAGCCCTTCTGCATCACCGAGCAATTAGGCTTTGCACTGGGGGCGGTGGGGCTTACGCTGCGCGACTGGCAAGGGCTTACGCCTGAGGAGTGGACGGCCGTGGCCGATAGCTACGCTACAAGCCACGAAATGGTCATGCACGACGGGTGGGAACGTATGCGTATGCTCGCCACCATTACCATTCAACCACACGTAAAGAACCGCCTAACCCCCGACACGCTATTGCCCTTGCCTTGGGATAATGACCAAGCCCATAACACGCAAGCCGCCCACGTGCCACCAGTCGGTAAAGACGAGGCGCGTGAGCGGCTTGTTAGCTTGATGAAGGGGTTGAAGGATTAATAACTCAAGCCTGTATTTAACAAGGGCGGACTGTATTCGAAACATCGCAAAAAATCAACTATCCCAATCTGTATTGTCGTGGGTATGTAGTCTTTCTACAAAGGTTTCATCATAGATTGCCAAATATATGGCAGCAATTAGCAAAGCTACAAAAATTGCCGATGCAGAATATATCACCAAGGCATTAACAACTCCAGTAAATGGTACAATGATACACAACAATACTCCAACGAAAAGTGAAAGGCTAAAGATACACCAAGAAATTTGAATGCCCTTTTCTTTCAAGGTTAGTTCATTCCACTTCTTCTTTTTAGAGTCTTCGACATCGATACTTAGCTTTATCTTGATCTCTTTCGGTTTTTGTTCGCTTTTCATATCGCAATAGGTATTAGTCCTTTGCAAAGGTGTGACTTTATAAAATACCAACCAAGTAAAACTCCATAAATATATGGCTTCAAAAGAAATAAAATTCAACCTTAGGCTCGCTATTGACGGGAAGGAGCAACTGGTGAGCGCAGTGACATCGGCAAAAGAACTCAAAGCCTCTTTTAATGGCGTACAGAAAGAAGTTGATGACTTTAGCAACACATTTACCAATAAATTCAGCAAATGTTTTGCCAACGTCAACCAAATAATAGGCGCAGTTGATAGTGTTAGCGCGGCACTTCAAAGCCTCACGGCCGATAGCGACTCTTTTGCCAAATCAATGGTCGTAGCTAACACTATGGCGGGCAAAGGGGGCAAGGACTTTGCAGCGTTAAAAGATAGCGTGACCGACTTGTCGAAAGAGATTCCACTCACGCGTGACGAACTTGCGAACGGCCTTTACCAAGTTATCAGCAATGGCGTGCCAGAAGATAATTGGATAGACTATCTGCGAGCTTCGGCCAAAGCGAGTGTGGGCGGTGTGGCCGATTTGGGCGAAGTCGTTAAGGTCACTTCTACGTTAATAAAGAGCTACGGCCTATCGTGGAAAGACGCTACCGCCATTCAAGACAAGATACAGCTAACGGCAAAGAATGGTGTAACGTCGTTTGAAGAAATGGCGCAAGCCTTGCCTCGTGTGTCGGGTGATGCGGCTACGTTGGGTGTGAGCGTTGACGAACTTATGGCCACCTTTGCCTCGCTTACAGGCGTTACAGGTGGGACGGCCGAAGTCAGCACACAGTTGGCGGCCGTATTTACGGCCTTGGTTAAACCCTCTTCTGAGGCTACGAAAATGGCACAACAAATGGGCATCGAGTTTAACGCAGCAGCCATTAAGAGCGCGGGCGGCTTCCGTCAGTTCCTCACACAACTCGATGCGAGCGTGAAGGGGTATGCACAAAGCTCGGGTATGTTGTCGAAAGAGGTGTATGCAAAACTCTTCGGATCAGCCGAAAGCCTACGCGCCATTGGGCAACTTACAACTCAGCAAAAGGACAGATTTGCCGAAAACGCTGAGGCTATGAAGGGCAGTGCTGGTACGATGGAGGAATCGTTTAAAATGGTGGACAGTACAAGCAGCGCAACTATTCAAAAGATGGAGAACAGTTGGGGCGGATTAACTGACTACATTGCATCGGCCGTTAAGTTTTTAAAGCCAGCGCTTAATTTTGTGGCTACTATTGGACTTGCTTTAAATGCCTTCCAAACCATAACGCTATCACTCGGAAAGTTTAAAATAGCGGCTTTTGCCGCAGCCGTTAGGATTAAAGCACTTGCCGTAGCTCAAACCGTTTGGAAAGTTTCCACTATCGCGTGCGCCACAACTACACGTGTGCTCAGCGGTGCTTTAGTAGCCTTGGGCGTGAGTGCCAACGTGGCAAAAGGAGCTATTCGTGGATTGTTGGCTTCGACAGGTGTCGGCATTGCCATTGCGGCTTTAGGCTTTGCGGTGGAAAAGGTGATAGGCTACTTCGACAAGTCGACCGAAGCCATTGAAGACAATACTGACGCGCTAAAGGAGAACCGACGTGCCACCACTCAGGCAGAGCGAAACCGCGAGGCGCTGAATAGCATTCAGAAGAATGCGGCCGACAAGTATGCCGACGAGAAAGCGCGCATCGCGGCACTTACGCAGATTATTCACAACAGCAATGCGGAATACGCGGAGCGCATGAGTGCGATTAAGCGACTGCAAAGTATCATTCCTTCCTATCACGCACAAATCAGTAAGGACGGCTCGATATACGAGAAGAATGCGGAAGCGATTGATAAGTATATTAAGAAGCTGGACGAATTGGCTTGGGCTGAGGCTGCGGCCGACATTGTGAAGGACTTAAACAAGCAAATCATCACGTTCCAACTAAAGGCAGATGAGGACCAAGGCCGCATCGACGAATATCAGAACAATATCAACGGGCGCAACAAACAACGACATGGGGGAGCTATCGACCTCACACGCCCCGACACGTATAAGGTGGACGGGACACCGCTCACGGCAAAACAGATAGCTGAGAACAGACAAATAGATAATGCAAACGCACGCACCAAGGGATTTCAGAACAACGTAATAAAAGACCGTGACTACAACCTTGGACGCGTCAACGACTTGACGGAACGAAAGAATGCCGTGTTCGCTATGGCGGGCAAACGTGGCTATACTTCTGCGCTTCATAATGCGCTAACGGGTAATGCCGAAACTCTCGAAAGGCCAGCCTACACGCCTCCATCGCACGCCACCACGACCACTCACAAGCCTACTCGCACCCCGACACACACCCCCTCCACCCATACCGACAACGCTCCCACCTACGACGAGAAGAGCATTGAATGGTACGACAAGGAGATTAGCAAGCAGAAGGAACTGGCGCAAAGCACTAACAACCTCGATGCAGCGAAGAAGGCGATGGCTGAGGCTACACGACTGGAGGGAGAGCGCAAGGAGTTGGCCGTGAAGGTGGGAATTGAGAAGCCTGACGCGCCAGAGGTGAAAACTGCGTTGGAGGCTCTGCAGGACCAACTACGCGCGGCTCAAACGGACTTCGACAATGCCGTGACCGTGGAGGCGAAAGTAGCTGCCATGACGAAGGTGGACGCGCTACAGGCACAAATTAATGAGGCGACGAATGGGCGACTAACGATTGAAGCGGAGGTAGAACCGCAGTACACGCAGACTGGCTCAGTAAGCGATAAGCGCAAGTCGTATGCCAACGCGCAGACGAAGGCCTCACGCGTCAAGAACGACTACGACATTGGCCTCATCAGTAAGGAGGAGGCACAACAACAGGTGGACGACATTAACAAGGTGTTGTCGTCGCTGAAATTGAAGCCTATCACCGTGGACTTTGACACGACAAGCGTTGAAAAGGGTACGGGCAAGATGCGCGAGGGCGCACAGAGCATTCAGCAGTTGGGCAGCAGCATCGCGCAATTAGGCTCACAGGTGCAAGAACCTGTACTCAACATTGCGGGTACGATAGCACAAGCCATTGCTACGATGGTGTTGGGCTACGCTGAGGCTTCGAAAGATGCAAGTAAGCTTACGCCCTTCGGGTGGATAGCCTTTGCCGCTACAGGACTTGCTACGTTGCTGACGATGATAGCTTCTATCAAGTCGGCCACGAGCGGCAGCTACGCGCATGGTGGTATCATACCTGGGGGCAGCTATTCGGGCGATCGATTGACGGCCAATGTCAATTCGGGTGAGATGATTATCAACCGTCGTCAGCAGTTGCAGCTATGGCGCATGGTGCAAGCGCCTTTGGCCTCAGCTCCGCAGTACACTACTCCTTCAAGCATGGTGCCGAGCCTCAACCTCGCGGCCTTACGCAATAGCTTTGGTGCGCAGCGCGTCGACGTGAATGTGAGTGGACGCATCAGCGGACGCGACTTGCAACTCATTACCGATAAACGAAACAAAATTACTTCAAGAGCATAGAGTTAATGTGCAAATGTGAGAATGTGCAAATGTGCGAATGGTCGCCTTTGTAAATGTTAGCAAACTCTATCTAACCTGGGGGCGACGCGTCCCCGCGTCGGCATTTGCTTGTCAAGGCTCGATGCCTTGGCAAGCAAATACATAATCATCTAAATAACAAACACAATGCTTTTCAAAAGATATTCTGGCAGTTTTGTTAACTGCAAGGGCCAAACGTGGAGGGTCGAAATATGGCAAGCGGCCAATGCGCCTTTCACTTCCGTTGGTAGCCTCACGTTTGATGCCGACACGCCACTTGAATTAGAATGGGAGGAGCGCGAAAAGTACGAAACCACTTGTGGCGCAACGCTCACGATCAACATCGTAAGTCCTGCTGACCGCACGTTTACTGACCTCTTCCAAATCAGTCCTGGCAATGTCATGGCGCACGTATACCTTGACGATGCGCTCTTTTGGGTGGGTGGCCTCGACTGCGAAACGTATGAAGAGCCTTACCAATCGGAGAAGGACTACACCGTCACACTCACCTTTACTGACTTCGGCCACATGCAGCGCCTAAAGTATGGCGAAACGGGGGGAATTAAGTCGGTGCGCCACTACATTGACTATTGCCTTGAGCAGGTGGGCCTCAGCGCAGTGCCAGTAGAGGTGTTTACGTCGTTAGAGATGAACGACAACGTGCTATGGGAGCATTGTGACCTTACACGCCTATACGTTGATGCTGCCAACTTCTACGATGAGGACGGTGAAGCCTCAACGCTTGACGAAGTGTTGAACGGTGTGCTGCAACCGCTTGCCTTGCGTATCGTGCAGCGTGCGGGCAAGATCATGGTGTACGACTTGAATGCGTTGCGCAATAATCCACCCAAGGTAGAAGAAATCACATGGGACGCTACGGAGCAAACGCTATCGGTAGATAAGTTGGCGCAAGCGGCCGTCGTTAAGTTTTCACCCTACACGGGTGGCGACCTCCTGTCCGACAACAGCGTAACCATAAAACAAGACCGACTGACAGAGGTGGGCAGCGTGTTTAACATGTTTGGCCCTGGGTTCAAAACGTACGAGATAAGTCGTTTCTTCCATTCTGCCTCTGATAGTGCTGCCACTGGCCTTACGCAAAAGCACCCCGATGCGCATTTCTTCAAAATGGTGAAGACGGGTACGGGGGGCGGAGCGTGTGAGGGCCTTGCGTGGCTGGCCTTAACGAATTGCTGGCCGCGCAATAACCTCACGCTCAATGGGCAACAATCGCCTTTGGGGAGAGACGCCCATTATGCCTATGTCGAAGCTAACACAAGCGAAAACGTCGTTACGCGTGCCTTCAACGACCTATCGGGTACGTTGGGCGAAGTGCTGATGCGTTTCCCTCGTGTGTACTGCCCTGCGGCCCAAAATCAAGTGTCAGAAGACGTGATGCGCTCTTACATTCACCTCACTATGGAGATGATGATAGACCCGCGCCTCAACCCATTTGCCGAGGCAAAGGACGAAACGAACGAAAAGGACAACTTTAATTGGTGTAAGGTGCGCGAGGCTTACTGCTACATTCCCTTCTCGCTCGTCTTGTTTGACGGCAATGGCAAGGCCATAGCGCAATACCAAGCCAAAGGCTACAATAACGAAGGGCATTGGGTCGCGGTTGAATACGACGATACGAAATACTTCACGCATGCGCCCTCTTACCTCCTCTACTATGCCAACTCTAAGAGTGATAGCATAAAGGAGGAGAGCGGCATTCAAGGGTGGTCGAAGAACCATACACACACCCTTGGCCACGAACGAACTAATGAACAATACGCCACGGAGGGCGAAATCATTCCCCTGCCGAACACTGCGGGTTACTTGGAGTTGACCATTTATACAGGGTGCATCATCTTCGACGATAGGGACGGAAAGGGGAAGGAATATCCCATTACCAATCCTCAGACGTGCCAACTCGACAAGTCGTTGCCCGACCCTAACGGATTGCGCGACGTGTGTATTAGCACGCAAACCTCTAAACGTGGGCAACGTATGAATTGGACGCAAAGGTGGTGGCTTTACAAGTTCCCGAAGTTGGAGATCGTACAAGGCCTCATCGCTGAATCGGTGGAGAAGAGTGATGCAGAATACAGCGCATGGATAAACGCAAGCGCAAAGGACGAGATAAAGATTGACACCATTTGCGGCACAGCCTTTGGGAGCGACTTGGGGGTGACGGCACGAGGCGCTTACAAAATTTGGTACTCGTTTTCTCCTGGCCCTGGGCAGACGGAGATTCCTCAACGATGTTTCCTGCGTCGCACCAACACGTCTGCGCCTTGGCTGATTGAGTACGACTTGTTAGGGCTACTCTTTAGCCAGTATGGACACCGCGTACCTACGCTTGAGGGAGAGGCCATTACTCCGCTCTCACCGCTACAGCTCTTCACCGACCGCGCTATGCCGAGTGAGGACCTCTTTATGATGAAAAGTGAGGTGCTCAACGCCTACGACGGTACGAGTAATATTAAATTTGTAAGGCTCGAACCCGAAGAGTGGAACAAAGAAATCATTAAATAACAACAACTAAGGCTATGGACTATAAAGTAAAAACACGATACGTTACAGCCACGCCACGCAGAGCGCGCAAAGGCAATAACGCTGAGGCCTCAGCCACAAGCAGCGGTGGCGGTGGGGCTTCCATAAGCAGCGGCAGTGCTGCTACGGCCGATGCTCACACGCACCCCAATCTCGACACGCTGAATCAGCTGGACGCTGCTCCTGCCGACGGCTACCTCTATCTGGATAGTACCGACACCGACACGGGCGAAACCGTCCGTACCAAGGTGAAGGCAGGATTTGCCGATGAGGCTGCCTCAGCCGACCACGCCACCACGGCCGACCACGCCACGAATGCTGACAACGCCGACCACGCCACGAATGCGGACAATGCGGACCACGCCACGAATGCGGACAATGCGGACCACGCCACCGAAGCCTCTCATGCCGCCACGGCCGACGACCTTACGCAATGGGGTACGGCTGACGAGCGTTACTTAAGCCGCCAACACGACGACACGGCCTTTGGGAGCGTCACCTTCCGCAAGGCTACCAACTTCGAAGCCTCAGCACAAAGCCCCGACTTCGAGAGCAATGGCTTCGCAGGGAGCGGCTGGGCAGCACAAACGGCCAATGACGGTCAGACTTACGTGGAAGCGGACAACCTCCGCATTCGCGGAAGACTCACGGCCTTTGAACTCGTCATCGAAAAGATACGTGCCATTTGTGGCGCACTGGGTATCAGCCAAGCCTGCGGACGCGTGAAGAGCGTAGATGGGGACGCTACGAACTATTACTTAGTATTAGAGGGAGACGACACGCACGGCTACGGAGGTTTCCAAGCGAACGACTTCATACGTTGCCAACGCTGGACATCGAATGGCGCTCGCGGCTATTGGGTCAGAGTTAGCTTCATAGGCAGCACAGCAGGCGGCCACGACAATGTGTTGGCCATTAATAGGTCGGAGTTCGACGCCGCCATTGTCGAACCTCATGCGGGCGAGGTCAACGCTTACGACCACGTCGTGCAAGATGTTCCCGCGCAAGTAGCCCAACTCGTAACAGACGACCTCTCCGCCCTCATTACTGCCGACGACGGCACGTCCATGCTCCTTGCCGACAATAGCAACGCCCCCATTGCAGGACAAATGGTACTCCCCGAAGTAGGCGACGAGTTGGTACAATACGGCAACGCTACCGACCCCACACGCCAAAGCGCCATTTACATTCACGCCAACGGCACGGGCCAACCTGCTATCGACTTACTCACTGGTATCACCTCCAAGAGCTTTGTCGGTTGTCTCGCTTGTCGCCTTGGTGGCTACCTCCCCACAGGTGGCTTTGGCCTTTACGCCAAGAATGGGCAAATCATCTCTCTCTCACCCGACGGCCAGACCACTCACTACAGCCTCAACCCTGACGGCTCGTTTTCGCTCGGACAAGGCGCAATCCAATACAACGGCAAAGGTGACGTTACGATAGGAAACAATGTCACGATCAAATGGGGGCCACAGAGCCAAACGACCTACAAATGGGCCGTTAGTGATAATGGCACGAGCGCGCCTGGAAGCGGTTGGAGCAGTACGTTCCCTACTGACGTGGCGCAAGGTAAGTACATTTGGAAACGCACATTTTATCCCGACGGCACTGAAACTACAGAGTTGATTGGCTTCGTTGGTAAGGACGGTGTTAAGGGCAACCCAGGTGCTAAGGGCGACCCAGGCCCTATTGGCCCGCAAGGCCCTATTGGTCCACGAGGCCCTATTGGGCCACGAGGTGATGACGGAGCAGACGGAATAAGCCTACATAGCAACCTTCTCGTGCATACCGACTTCGCGCCAAGGGCAGAGAACTACGCTGGCACGTGGCTCAATTTCCGCTCCTCGCTCGCTACGATTAACGGCACGCTGAACGAGGGAGCAGCGGTTGGTGATACGGATATGCTCTCCGCTTCTGTCTCAGCACAGACGGATATGTTCAAATATGATGTTACAAAGTTGCTCAACCCTTCGACATGGTACGTCATAGGCATTACAATGCGTGGCACAGGTACTGCCACTGTATATTGTTATCCCGATACGAACGAGCAAACAATCTACGTTGACGGAAAGGCAAAAGGCTCTCCAAGTGATGCAAGTGCTGAATTTGCATTGACCTCAACATGGAGACGACATTACATCGCATTCTGCACGAAGTCAAGCCTTAGCGGTACAAAGTATGTACTTGTACGATTGTCAAGTGGCGCGCAAGCAGACATCTCAATGGTCACATTGGGTAGACCATACGAAGGTGGCTCAGCATTAACCGCTGACAGCTACATTCAGAATGATGCGCAGCTTATTCGCATGGCTACACCTTCCAACATGGAAACGTTCTGTGGCATCAACTCTTTGTGCGCATGGCGCAGCAGTGAACGCGAGTTTGACTTTTATTCGCAATCGTTAGGCTCAATAATCATTTCTGGACAATGGTACACACTATCTTTCTACGCACGTGGCTCAGGTAGTATCAACACATACGTATATGATTATGGAGGACGCGTCTTGTCTGATGCAAGCGCAGATATGCCATTAGCAGACGGAGTGAAAGAAACTGCATTTAAGAATGACGGAAGCCATACATGGGAGCTAACCGCAGAATGGGTGCGACACATCTACACCTTCCGCGTCCGCACGGACGGCACTTACTCCAGTCCGCTCTTACTATTCAGAGCAACAATAGGCACGAGCGGTGACTTCATCGCTATCAATCAAGTAAAGCTTGAAATGGGCAAAACCGCTTCGGATTGGTGCTTGAATGAAATGGACAAGAAAGCAGTTTCCTTGCCCGATTGGCTGAAAGCTTTCAATGGCTACACCATGATTGGTGACAATTACATAGCAAGTGGTAATGCGTTCTTTGGCCGAAAAGAGATTGACGGCACTTACACAGGCTGCATGATGTCGTCTAACGGATTGCAGATAGGGGGCAATACAGTCGTGGGTATGTACGCATTAGACCACAACATTCTGAAAGTCGCAATCGACCCAGTACACCAACAATACTACTTC